GGGGGGGTTTACTAAGGCTAATGTGCCACCCTAGTCCGCCACGTCAAGGGGCATTAGACCCCTCTGGCTTGCCCTAGGAGACGCTTTGACGGCGGGAGCGTAAGAAGACCGCCACCCCTACCCCTAAGCACCCCACGGCCAAGGCCCAACCTAGGTCGCGGACTGACCGCAGGGCTAGGGTCGCCGTGCTCATGTTGCGCTCGAGGTCGGCAGAGTCGGACTTCAGGCCCGCGTCCGTCACGATCATGACCAGGGCGTCAGTCGATTGCAGCTGGTCGAGGACGTAGCCGGCGATGTAGGCCGACGACAGGGCCGAGACTCCCGCGAAGCCGGTGAGCAGCGTGACCGCGAGCAAAAGGTTAGCGCTTCCGCTTTCCTGCTTTGCTGGATTTGCTTTTACCATTGGGTTTTACTTTGCCGGCGATTGCTCCGACTTCCTTTTCGGCGCGAGCCTTGAATGCCTTGAGCAAATAATCTAAGGCCTCGGGCGCGCAGTAACCGATTGCACCGATGGCGCCCATCCGCAGACCAGGGCTTTGGATATGTTCGGCGATGGCGTAGCCGGCGAGGCACGATGTAATCCCCGCGGCGAGCACGCGCCTGATCACCCAGCCAGGGGAGACGGGGGTCGTACTCATCAGGAGGCGTGCGCACATTGCTAGGCCCCCTAGGGTCGCGGCCACAAGCCCGTCTTTCACTTGAGAGGGAATGGCCTCGGGGTCGATGGGCGGAGGGGGAGGGCTCACGAGATGCGGGGCGGCTTAGAGTTGGGCGAGATGAGGACGCGGCGGTAGTCCTGAGCCCAGAGCAGGGCGGCGAGGTCTTTCCCAGCGCGGTCAACTTGGGGCTCACTGAGTTCGGGGAAGGTCAGGTGAATCTGCTCGTGGCAGAGGACTTCGAGCTGACGCTTCGCACCGAGACGCGGGTCAATCTCGATGAGGTTCTCACCGATGGTGGCCTGACCCCAAGCGCGCTCCTTGCCAAGTTTGCGCCAGATGACCTTGGCTCCCTTATTCTTGCGGCGGGACATCGGTGGGAGAGGGCTTGTTCACCGAGTCGCGAACCTTGTCGGCCAGCCACCAGAGGCCGAGGCCGCAGGAGATGACGATGGTCGCCCCGGCTGCATACTCGAACCAGGGCGAGTCGATGATGAAGGGGACCGATCCGCAGAAGGCTCCGCACAAGAGCAGGGGCAGACCGATGCGGGGGCCCATGAAGGCGGTGGTCAGCGCACCGATGACGGCGAGGCCAGCACCGACGAGCGTCCATGTCTGGGCGGAGGCGTCCTTCTTCACGCGCTCGACCTCCTTCTGAAGCTCGACGATGCGGGCGTCCTTCAGCTGCGAGACGCGGGCGGCTTCCTTCTGGTCGGCCTCGAGTTTCTCCCACGCCTTATTGACGGCGGTGGCGAGTTTGCGTCCGAACTCCATCTGCTTGGCGTAGTCGATGGGGTCGGCCTTGGTAGCCCGGGCCACGGCGAAGGCCACGTCCGCCTCGGGGGGCGGGGGCAAATAGGACTGAGCTAGGCGGGACTCCGCGACAACCACCTTCGGCTTGTCGGCGTTCTTCTCGATGGCGACGAGCGCAGCGCCTACGCGGTGATCCGTCTTGTCCAGGTCTTTGCCTAGGGTCTGGACGGCGTCAGGCTTGGTCGGGGCCGGAGGCTGGACAGGAAGGGGAGCGTCGGCGGGCTTGGCCGACTTGCACCCAGCCAGGGCCACGAGGGCGATGACTAGGAGCAAGCGCACGGCCTTACTTGCCCTTGAGGGCGTCGAGGATGGACTTGCCCTTCTGCTCGAGGTCGGCGGCCTTGGCGGCGTGCTTGCGGAAGACGAGGGCTCCGGCGATGAAGCCGACGAGGAGGGCGAGGATGTGAGTGATCATGGTGTTATTGGGAGATGAGTTCGACGCGGACGAGAGGGCCGAGGTCGGCGGGGGTCTGCGGGCTGTCGAAGGTGACGGTCACGCTGGCGCCGTCGGACTCGGCGGGTTCGCCGTTGCGCTGCGGGAAGACCGCTTGCAGGAAGGCATATGGGTCTGCGAGGGATACGCCAAGCATTGAGACTTTGTAAGTGTATGCCATAAGTTTAGTCCAGATAGAGCCAGCCGCCCGTTCCTCTGATCATGCCTCTTACCGTAGGGGTGGCAGTTGCTTCGACCTGCTCACGGTATGCGGATTGGAAGTTGGCGGTGGCTCCGGTCGGGCCAGCCGAGGTCGTGGCGACTTGTGTTCCGTTGATGTATAGGGTGACGTTGCCCGTGCCGTCGGAGTAGATGACCCAATTGATGCCAGCGCCGTCGGCAATCGTCGTTGACGTAGATACGTCAGTCAGGGCAGTGCCGTTGTGAACCGTCAGCACGACGACAGACGACACGCCACCGACTTTCTTCCAGCCGATACCCCTTACGGTCATGTCTCCGGTAGTTTGACCTGTATAACCGCCAAGGGTAACGCGGCAGATCGTATTTGAGTCTCCAAGGTAACTCGGAGAGCCGCCTGCTCCCGTGTTGGTATAACCAGACATCCAGATTTTGTTTGAGAAATTAATCTGTTCACGGTTGGCAGTGCTTCCACCGAATCCCGCTGTTCCGTTGATGCCTAAAGAGAAACTAGCACGTCCGGTTGCGAGGCTGTTCAGGAACGCCTCGCGCATATAAGTAAAACCAGAGTTTGTACTCAAAGACCCGGAGCCGGAAACCGATGTGCTGTTTGCAACCGCCAAGGAACGACACTTGGGGTTGGTCACAAACCAGCCTTGGTTTGCGGGAGAAATCGTGGTTGTCGTCGATGTGGCAGCCAGCAGGTTGGAAGTCGTCGCAAAGTCAGGCACCTCCTGCTGGACAAACGCCGTAGTCGCCAGCGCCGTGGTGTTGTTGCCAGCGGACTGCGTGACGCCGATCGTGCCGGTGGGCAGGGAAGGCGTGCCGGTGAAGGTCGGGCTTGCGAGGTCGGCCGCCCCAGAGACATCAGCCACGGCCAGCGTGATCGCACCAGTCCGGCCAGCGACGGACGTGACAGGAGCAGAGGTCAGGTATCCGGCAGGGTTGGAGCTGAGCGGGTAGTAAAGGCCGTTCGCGACAGTGGTCGTCGAGTAGTCGGCAGCCGTGGCGGTCGCCATCGTTCCGAGCCCGAGGTTCGTCCGAGCCGTGCCGGTGTTCGCGAGGCCGCTCAGGTTGTCTGCCTTGAGCAGGAAGCCAGAAGGGCCGGGGTAGGCCACGGTCTGCTGAGTACCGCCGGGGAACTGAAGGTAGGTATCATTAAAGAACCATCGAGTTGACCCGCCGACGACCATCGAAATCTGACCAGCACCAGCCCTGAGATGGATGTAGTTGTTGGCGTCTTGATTGACGTTTACGGTGGCAGTGTTGATTCCGCTAGGCTCGACAGTCAGGATGCCATCGACCGAAGGCTCGAGGATCGTGGCATAGGTCGACGCGGCGGTCGAGCTGGTGAGGTAGGACGACATGGCCGCCTGCGTCTGATAGGTCGAGGCCGCAGCCGAAGTCGTGAGATACGACGACATCCCCGTCAGGGTCTGGTACGTCGAGGCCGCCGTCGTCGCGGCGAGTTTCAGGTCGAGCGCGTTCTGGAGATCAGTCTGCGAGCTGAGAGTGCCGGTGATGGCTCCCCAGGCTACGGAGGTCGCAGGAGTGACGCCGCCGACGTTGACCACCCAAGCCGCGTAGGTTCCCGAGCCCGTGTGGTGATTGATGTCCACGGTCAGGACGCCAGTGCCAGAGTTATACGTCAGCACCTCGCCGTGCATATGGTTCGACGCGTCGTAAGAGATCGTGATGTTCTGGGTCGGCGTGTAGGAGAGACCTGTGCCAATCGTGAAGGTCTTGTTTCCGTTGCTGATCGTGTTGCTCGTCGTCGAGGTCGTCAGGTAGCGGTCGCCGGAGATGACCACATCCCAAGCCGCGTTCTTTCGGGCGTACTGCGATCCGTCCGAGGGGGCGTCATTGACGACAGCCAGGGAGCCGAGGCCGAGGTTGGTCCGGGCCGTGCCGGTGTTGGCCAGCCCTGCCAGATTCCCGGCCTTTGCCAGATAGTCCGACATTCCCGCGAGGGTCTGGTAGGTAGACGCGGCGGTGGAGGTCGTCAGGTAGGAGGACATCCCCGCCAAGGTCTGGTAGGTCGAGGCCGCCGTGGCGGAGGTCAGGTAGGGCGTCAGCGCCGCAGCCGTCAGGAAGCCAGAGGGGTTGCCCGTCAGGGGATAGAAGCCAGCGGTCACCCAAGACTCGGTCGCGTAAGCCGACAGGTTGAGCGTCACCCAGTCGGTCGCGTAATCGACGCCCGAGGTCTTCTGGAGATACTGTCCAGCCGTGCCGCCGGCAGGAACGCCAGGGCCAGCAGGGCCGGGGACGCCGACCGAACCCGTCAGGGTGCCAGGGACGATGCCCGAGATGGTGCCCGAGATGGTAGACTGGTCAGCGGAGAATACCCCCGAGATGGTCCCGAAGGTCGAAGCCGTCGAGGTGATCGTCGCGTCGGGCATGGCTTAGACGGTGACGGAGTCGATGACGTTGACGCGGAAGAGTTCGGTGCGCGAGATGGTCGAGCCCGGGAAGACGAACTTGATGTCCCACTTGCCGAGGCCGATAGCCCAGTCAGCCGTCGAGCCCGGGTAGGTCACCGTGAAGGACAGGCCGTCGCCGGCCTTGGTCACCGTCATCGCGTAGACGTTGCCTTGGCGGTCTTCGAGGGACGAGCTGATGGTCGTCGTCAGGAGGTTGGCCGGACCCGTCGCCCCGGGCGTCCAGGTAAAGGTGCAGGCGAAGGTGTTACCCTGCGAGACGGTTACTTGATTAGTGCAGCTCATCGGGTCTTAACCTTGCCCCGATTGGAAGGGGGGGGTCAGGTGTTGACTAGGTGATACCACCAATTCGCCGAATTGAGGGTATAGCCAGGGATTGCCCATGTGCCTTCGAACCAAGCAAAGTTGACTACACCGTGAAACTCATCTGCCAAAGCGGCGTCATAGCTCGTTGGGGCAGGCGCCGTCCCTGAGTCAAAGAACATCGTGCCGGTGACCGCATGGACGCGGATGTTCATGGGGCCATATTCATACTGGGTCACGTCCCACTGGTTGGTCGTGTCGTTCCAATCAAGCTGCGCGATTTTCTTATAGGTATAGCCGATGGTGATTGGGTAGGGCGGGTCGAACTGAAACCCCGAGATACCTCCTTGGAAGTAAACTGCGCCGCCGTAAATAAGGCTGTTTCCCTGTTGAGTCGCAAGGGTTCCCATCGCCACCGTGTCGCTTGTCGGAATGACTGATACGAAAGGCATCTCTGCGTCGATAAGCCGACGAGCGGAGTGCCAGCCGTCACGATCCCACCAGTCAATCTTCGACATCAGGACAAGCATGGACGCACCGCTGGTCCCGGTTGGCAGTTCAATCTTACCATCGGCAGCCATCCACTCAAAGGCTTCGCCATCCGTGGCCGTTCCTGCCGTGCGCTTGCCGTTCTCATAAACCGCCCAATCGGTGATCCGGGCTTGTTTCTCGTAAATTATGTAGGGGTTCTCTCCTGGGTAAGTCGGCTCAGGCCGGAAAGGGAAACCGCTCCAAGTATAGTTCACCACGCCCTTGCGCGTCTTGAGGTAGAACTTGGTCGTTCCGGATGTAGTCTCTGAAACTACCTTGCACTGGAATTGCTGGTAGAAAGGTACGCCTCCGTCTGGATCAGGGAAGCCGTCGGACGTGTCCAGCGTGAAGCCCTTCGAGGACGAGTCGAAGTTATAGCCGACTCCAGGTTGAATCTTCATTAGGCGGGAGCGTAGACTGCGGGCTCGTAGCCCTCACGATTATAGCGGACCTCATAGGTGACTTTACGAAGCAGGGCAAAGTCCTCGAAGGATACTTGCGCCAGAAGTAATTGGTGCTTGCTGCCGTTCAGGAAGGAAGTCCCGACGTAATCAGGGACTAGCTTGATGCTGCCGAATACATTGGTCGAGCTGGTCTTGCCAACGCGGTCACGCATATTGGTAACGTTGGCATCCACTGAGGTGTAGAAGTGACCGGAGAATGAACTCTGCGGGGCGAGATAGTTCGTCTTACCGTAGAAACCTTCAAAGTCAGGAACCTTAAAGCCGAGGAACTTACCGCCAGTCTTCTTTTCAAAAGTAGCGCCATTGCTGCCGACGTATTCCGTTCGTCCCTCTCCGGATGTAGTCTGCTGATAATTAGGGGTGGCCTTTGAGCCAGGAGATGGGCCTACTCCAGCAATGGGGGATGCAGTAAATCCAGCCGCCGCCACAAAGAAGTTCGGGTGGGTCGTGATGTTCTCGGAGGTCAGCCCCTGCGAGCCGGTGATCTGGGGTTTGGTAATCGTCGAGCTGCCAGCGTCGGAAGGGGAGATGCCTACATACTCGACGGTGTAGGTGCTGATGCCCAGCGCGTCGAGCGACGAGGATGCCTTATGGACGTTGCAGAATGAGTAAGACAAAACCGGGCAGGCTTGGCCTCGGGCAAGGAAAGGGCTGGACCCGGCCACGTCTTCTTTGAAGACAAGGACGCCGGTCACCAAGCCGTAGCCGTCGGTCTGGAACTTGCCTCCTGGCTGGAGGATGGCGGTCGTCAGGGGGTTGCCAGTGTTTACGCGTGCCATGGTTTATTTTTGAGGGGTTTTGGTAAAGTCGGTGGGGACGGCGCCGTCCTTGTTGGCGATCTTCTCCAGCAAGGCGGTCTGCTTCTGCTGCTCTTCGAGCTGGGCGTTCATGGCCTCCATGACCGGGTTAGGTCCGACGCCGATCACGTTGGAGAAGCCTTCGGGTCCTTTAAAGTCTGCGGTCTTTCCTTTTATGCCCTCAGAAATGGGCCCTTGCTTTGCCATATCCTCGGCCAAGATACGCCGAATAGCATCTTGGATTCTTGGGTCTTTAGAGCGCTGTTGGGCAATCTGTTCCGAGATGGTCGTGCCTGCAAGGCCGAAGGCAGGGGTCTTTCTGTTGGCATCAAATCCGAAGAGGGATTTGGCGCGCGGGTCATTCATTAAGAACTCAAATGCAGTAGTTTCAGGCTGTTGTTTAGCCTGCTCTGTCTTGAGTTTATCTTCCTTGATGCGTGCCACCTTGCGAGCGTAGTAGACGTCTTCGGCTGCCATGCGCTCGTTTACGCCATCGATAGCGGCTTTATTTGCCTCTTCCTGTTTCTGCTTAATCTTGTCGAAGTAGTCAGTAACGGTCCGGGTGAGCAAACCGAACAGAGCCATCGGGCCGGCGACAGAAAGGAAGATGTCCTTAAAGGACTGACCGAACTTCTTCTTGATGTCCTCGACCTGCTTGGCCATGCCCTCAGTGGCCTGCTTGGCCTTGTCCATGGCCTGCGGGACGTCGGAGGTCGTCTTGATGTTGACTGTCAGGTCTTGGGCCATGTCAGGGGGTGCTTTCCTTTGCAGGATTGGAAGCAGCCGCGGCGGCCTCCTTGGCTTCCTCCTCGGCCATGAAGGCTTCCTCCTCGGGCGACATGATCGCCACGTCCGCACCCTTGCGGATAGCCAGGGCGGAGTTGAGCCAGATGGCCTGGCACTCCGGCATCTCCCACGCCCGTTGCTCGGGCACCCCTGACGCAATTAAATTAGCGACAATACTTAGCGGCCAAGGCACGCCCTTGTCGCCGCCCCCTGACTTGGTCTTCGACTGCTCCCAGAACTTCGGCCAGTCCTGGACGAGGATATAACCGGCGAAGGCTTCGACTAGGCGTTCAAACTTTTCCGGCCTGCGACCTAGGTGCAGGATACGCAGTTGGTCCCTCCAGCCAATCTCGCCAAGCTGCTCTTCGGCGCACACTTGGCAGGCGAAGATAAGGTCGGCAGGGGTGATGCCGCGGGTGCCGGTGACCAGCGGGGAGTCAAAGGCCATCAGACGCACCCGATACTTGAGGCACCAGGGGTAAAGAGTTCGACCCAGAATCCTGAAAGGAGCCGGGTCGACGTGAGCGTTGAGGAAGCGACGATCCACTGTCCTCTAGACTGTCCCCCTTGCGGGGGTGTCAATTAGAAGGTAATACCTTCGTAATCGATGGCCGTGACAGTGACCGACGTAAAGCCCTTGTTCGTGCCCTTGTCGTCAATCTTGGTAATCACGCCAGAGAAGGAAACCGAAGCCGAGCCAGCCGGATAGGCGGAGGCGGTGTTGGTCGTGAAGGCGAGCGTGGCCCCGAGGATGGGCATGGTCGAGGTCTTGGCGATGCCTTCGATGGTGATCTCGCTCTTGCGGTCATCGAGGCGGTGGGTCTTGGTCAGGCCATCTTCATTGACCACGGTGGCCTCAGCGTTGAAGGAAGACGAGAGGCTGTAACTCTGGACGAAGAGGTTGGTGACAGTGCCCGCGACTCCGTAGATGCAGGTGGTTCCGTTTGAGATGGCGGCCATTTGTAATTGCAGGCTTTGGAATTGGCTTAGGCGGGCAGGACCACCAGCACGTCGAACGAGAAGGAAGTCGCCCAGGAGCGCTCGTCGATACCCTCGTCTTCGGACTGCATCGTGACGTCGTAACAGGCCGCGTCGGTCGATGTGACGAAGGCCGCCTTGATGCTGGTCAGGTCTCGCATATTGCCGGACAGGGCGGCGCAGCGGGCACGGTGATCGGCGAGGGTCGTGTCGTCGGCGTTCGAGAAGAGGGTGATGCGGACCGAGCAGCTGAAGTTGCCTTCGCCTTCGGGGAGGTCGTTAGGGCTGCGGGCGGACTCGCAGAGGACCACGGCCTTGGGCAGGGTCTGGGTCGCGGCGCTGTCGCCCGTCAGGAAGGCCACGGCGGTCAGCCCGGTCTGGGTGGATAGGTAGGTGGCCAAGGTGGCCTCCACGATATGCCTAATGCTCTTCGTACCCATTGTACCTTTGCCCGCTTTGGGAGGTTAGACCTTATTCCTGCGCTTCATGCGCTCGATGTAGCCCTTAAGGTCGCTGGCCATCTGCGTCTCGCGGTTAGCCAGGGCAAGGTTCAGGGCGTTGGCCTCGCTGGCAATGGAGTTCACATTGCCCATAAGGTTGCCGATGGTGATCATGTATTCCTTGCCCGTCTCGACGACGCGGGAGTAGCCGCCAGCCCCTGCGTGCCGGGCGATGTAGGTCGCCTTACGAAGGTCGGCGCCGAAGTTCCTAGGGCCGTTCTTGCCCGATGGCATAGGCAGGGTAAGAAGAGCTCGCAGCCAGCCAGCCTTGACGCGACCTACTTCGACCTGGCGGGTAGCCACGTAATCATCCAATGCCTTCTTGCTTTCGACGAGCTGACGCGGTTGGCCTATGCGCTGATTCCTTTTGATGCGTCCGCCGAACTTGCCCTTGATAGCGTTATGCTCGGCCTTGAGGTCTGTCACGGTGTCGAAGCCGTAGGTGTTGGACTTCGTGGGCACGCGGTTGAGGTAGTTCTTAGCCTTGAGGAAAGCCCGGGTGTGGTCGGGGTCATTGAGTATCTTCGTCATGATCGGCGAGATGCTCAGGGACTGGATGCTGGACTTGCGGACAATCTTGTCGAAGGTCGCCCGGTTGTTGGTCTTCGCCGCGTGGGACAAGCTGCGGAAGACCGCGGCCTTCTGGCTGTTCGGATTGCGGTCGCCGATAGCGATGAACATCTTGCGCGTGTCCCCGGCGATGGCTTCATTGCCAGCCGTCTCGGACTTCTTGGTCAGGCCCCCGCCGCCACCCTTGACCAGGGGCGGAGTGAAGCGGGCCAAGTCTTCGCAGATAAGAGCGGCCTGCTTCTTGGCGGTATCCTTCTCGGCCATGCCGGTCTCAGCTGAGAGGCGCTGAAGCATGGCCATAAATGAGGCCATAGACTTCGGGTTAACGGAGACCGTCACCATGGCCTTATTGATTGTCGTCGATAACCAACAGCGTGATCCATGCCGACCCGGGCTTGTAGGTCTGGGTCGTGATGCGGACGGTCTTCCCGCCGGCCACGATCTTCTTGCCCTGGGCAAGGGAGGCGATGGGTGCGCCTGCCGACAGTAGGGCCGCCGATGCCCCAATAGACCCGTCTGGCTGGCTCCAGGAGCCCGTTACAGCGGGGAGCCTGACCGAGTACTGGGTCCGCTCCATATACCCCCCTGATTCGAGGACGGTCTGGACGGCGGGGTCAGAGATGAGGCAGGAGAAGGTGATGGCCCCGGAGTTGGCCGACCCGGCCACGCCGAAGTCCGCCACCATCTCTTTGGCGTCATTGAGAAACTCGGTTCCGTAGAGGCTCATCCTATACTTGCCCGGATTGGTAGGGGGCACAAAAAAGGCCCCCATCGCTGGGAGCCTCGTTCGAGCCTTGGACCGCTATTAGGCGGCGGTCTTGAGGCGGTGGAGGGAGGTCGCGCGACCGACAGCGGCACCGAAGAGCAGCGTGGCGGTGACGTTGTAGTAGCCGCTCTGTTCCTGGCCCATGAGGACCTGGACGCCGAGGCCGGTGTCGGCGTCGACAGCGTTGGCCACTTCGAAGCCCGGGATTTCGGACATCGGGAGAGCCGAGGCGACGGCGATAGCGTCAGCGCCGCAGGCGAAGCCAGCGAGGTTTTCGGCGTTCGCCGGGAGGCTGTTCCACTGGTAGACAGCGGCGCCAGCGAGGGTGCCGATCTGGCCGGAGGTCAGGATGCCAGCACCGAGGACGGAGTTACCGATGATGGTAGCGTCGCCCAGGAGGCCGTTGGCGTAGGTGCTGTTCAGGATGAACGCGCGGGGCTCGGCGGCCTTGGCGGCGTCGAGGACACCCTTGGCGGTCACGACTTCAGCGTAGGTCAGCGCGGCGCCGGTGTCGACGGACGAAGCGTAGTTGGCGTTCGTGATGAGCGCGCCGATTTCAGCCAGGCACTTTTCAGCGAGGGCGTTGGCGGCGGTCGGGACGAAGGCGTTCGAGAGGAACTGGGCGCCATACATCTTGACGTCGAGGGGCGAGAAGCGGCTCGAAA